CTTTTTAATATTACTTGTCATAAAAGTTGATAAATCTACTCCAAGAGAAATCATTTGGTCAGGTGTAAATGGATAACATACTGGATCATCAGAAGCTTTCCAATCTAGCGTAGTATCTTGAAGAGTTGCCCCACTCTTTATTAAAGATGCTTTAGCAGCAAGTCCCTGAATAAAACCTATATTATTTCCATCTGTATCAAAGTGTCTTGAACTACCTAGACAATTAGAATTAAAACCACCTGCTATTACTGCCATGCATGTAGTTTCCAACTCTTGTACTTTATTTTGAATAACTGCGTCTAAAGGTAGTTCAGGACAATCCTCTCCGATAATTGTTTTATAATCTTCCTTAGTAATGGTATTAGATTTTACGTAATTAAATACATCATCTTTAGTGGCATTTTGAGTATTATATAAAAATTGCACTTTTTCTAAATTAGTCAATTTCAATTCCTCCCTATTTTAAAGTTTCTTTTATTAATTCCGCAACTGTATCTTGCAAACTTTTAGACGCTTTTTGACTATTATTTTTTTCTTCTAAATATTGCTCTTGTGTTATTTCTTCTACATCTGTAGGTAAACTAGATAATTCTTCATTGGTAGCACATACTGAATAAGTAGCATTAGATGGATTAATTTGGCTGCCTGGTTCAAATTTATTAATATCAAGTCCCTTATAGTCTGGTTGACCAAATATATTCCAAAAATTATTTATTTTAATAAATTTCATTTAAAGTCCCCCTTTAATTTAAATATTGTAATACATTTTTATTACCATTGTTATAACCAACTAAAAAAGGCCCATTATTACTTGTTGTATCCAAATAATAACTTCTAATTATTGAATTAGAAGTTTGCATTATAAAAAAACAATCTGTCCCTTTAGTGAAAATTCCTAATAATTCATATGCTCCTGATGTCCATTTTCTAATTTGATTAAAATTTTCATCAAACAAATATATATATCCAGAACTATCAATTATTATATACTGATTATTTTCTAATTTCACACCACCCATAGGCTGATAGGTTAGTTGTACTGTTTGTAATGTAGTTCCATTTTTATCTGATACTACAATGTAATATGAAGCTTTTTGCCAAAAAATTTTATCAGATGTTACCAAGAAAGGATAATATGTTGCATCTGAATTAGTAATTGTTTTAAGTACACTACCTGATTGATTTATCAAATAACAACTTCGTTGTACACTTGGATTTTGACAATACGCACCTTCAGGTAAAACATTCAATAAAACATAACTAGCATTTAAGTTTTTCATATAATCAAAGGTAGAAAATCTTTCTTCTAACGTTCCTATAGTTCCATTAATATTCACATCTTTTTTAACATTTTCAGATTTAAGATTGCTTAAATCTATGCTTCCTGCAACTCCGCATATTGAAACATTCTTTTTAATGTTCTCTGCAACAATATTACTATCTATTTGAGAAGCTGTAGCTATTATTTCTGGATAGCCTTGTGATGCTTTCGTTAAATAAGCTCCCGTAGGAATTCTAAAGTATTTATTAGTACTACTTGAGCCAACACTTACAGCATTTGCTTGAGCTGGTCTATTTGGCATATTTCCAGTCCTTAACTGACCATCTTTGTTACTAAAAGTAACTCCACTTAATACCTGACTTTCTACAGCATCTCCCTGCCCTCTTGCTATGGCACTAATAGCAGCTATAATCTGATCCCATGTGGCACTGGCACTTAAATTACCACCTTTACTATTTACGGCACTAATTGCACCAGATTTAACATTAGTGCCAGACTGAAAAACCTCATTTATCATTTTTATTATGTCAGTTTTTTCTGTTGTTGATGGTGTTCCATTTGCTGTATGATTATTAACAGTTGTTGAATTTCCTCCATTAGCAGTCATTGAACTTGGGAAATCAGTTATATCTGACTTTGAATGTGTATGTCCAGAAAAACTAAATTCTCTCCACGGGCTCCATGCATCTGCACCTGTATCTCTTTTGTTTCTTATCCATGCCTTCCCTGATGTTGCATCTGCTCCAGTCCATTCTATACATAATTGAGTTACGGATGTTCTACTTGCTTTTATAGTTAAGCAATTCCCATATGCACATGGAAAGCCATTATTATAAACTTCAGACCAATATAAACCTACTGGCCATGTTGAAGGCAGATCACTTGAATTTTTTGTACCAATACCATTTGATAATACCCTCTTCTTTAATTCAGTATCTATAGTATCAGCATTATCATTAAAATCTTGAACATTAACTACATCTGTGCCGTCTGGCTTTTTCAAGCCATAATTTGCTGTTGTCTGCATACTTTACTCCTCCTATCCATCATAAACTTTTAAGTTATCCCATGTTTTAGTCTTGGCCTGGTCCCACGTAAGATTCTTATCATTTAAGAAGTTCCAAACTGTATAAGTGTATTTGAAATCATAAGCTAAATGTGCTGGCTTAATATCTTCCAGCATCTGTTTAAATGCTTCCATATTTTTCGGAATACCCTTTATGCCTATAAACTGAACTGTAAAGCTGTAGTTTTCAGGATGCATGATTACATTACATTCTCCACCAGAAAAAGCTTCAGCAGTATTTTTTATCATCTGCCTTGTAGTTGTACCCGAACCTCTCATTTTTGCTTTTATAACTTCTCTTCTGTCCTCATAGGATTTATTTAAATCTATGGTAATGCCATATTGATTTTCCCAATATATAAGTCCCCATGTTGCAGTATCTACAAAGAACTGTTTTAATAATTCTTCCCCATCAAGTTTCAAAAGCCCAAGTTCATAGCCACAGGCTTCATTCCATGTCTTAAACTCAGATACCTCACTTAAACATGGTGTAATATATTTTAACAGGTCAGGTTTATATGGATTTATATCTTCATCTGATATTTGCTGTTCTTGAGAATACTGAGCTAATCCATATTTTTCAGTCCCATACATCCATTACACCCCCTTAAGATCATTCCAGGTACACTTTTTAGTTGAAGTTAAAAGCCTGGACCAGCCTCCCCAACTACCAGCTCTTTTTTCTCTTATCCATATTGAACCACTTGTCGTATTTGTCATAGAAAATGCCAGTTGAGTTACATAATTTGTATCTGCTGAACAAATAACAAGAAGTTTACACCAATTACTCGTGCCAGTTCCTATATCTGATGGTCCGTTTGTTATGTTATTACAGTCATACCATCCGTTGTTTATTACATTGTTTAAATCAGGAGATCCAAGTCTCTGAGCAATACCACCAAGACCATATCCAGAAGGTGCAAAGTCAGAAGGTTTTTTCCCACCAAGAGTATTACTGTCCTCAGCTTTATCAATCACGCCATCATTATCCTTGTCATAGGCTGACTTCATCATATCTCCATATCCAGCATTTCCTAGATCCGTTTGAGTTACAAACTTGCTGTCATTACTTAATTGAGATACTTTTGTAGGAATAGACGGCCTATTGCTTAAATTATTATAGTTTCCATCAAATGTTGACCATATCTTCCAACTTGACCATGTTCCTTGATACCATGATCTATAAGCCCATCCATCCCCACCACTTCTGAATATCAATATATGAAAACTATCACAATCATTACTCTGAATTAAAAATCCAGAAGATGTATTGTCCCATGGAGAATTAGCAGTGTTTGGAGCCTTTATGGGTGTTACATTCCCTTGTGCCACTACATTAGGATTCAATGTGTTGTAATTAGGTACATTTACTGCATTACCTAAAAATGAACTCGTACCTCCACTAGCAGGTAAAGTGGATGGGAAATCCGTTATATCTGATTTTGAATGACTATGCTTTTTTGGTGCTTGAGCGTTTATACTGTTTACATCTAATGTAGCTACTCCATTCGCTACTCCCATTTCAACTCTTTTAACTTGTACATCATTTGTTACCCAACTTAATCCTATATCTGACTTAGTCGTTTCATGTGGATTCGTACCTGAACCTGGATGGGTATATACAATATTTTCTGTTCCATTTATTTTTACATTTCCATTTATAGTAGAATCTTCAACCTTAGTAGCTCCATCTTCAATTCCATCTACTTTACTTTTATAGGTATTATCAAAATCATTGGTAGACAGTCCTTTCCCTGATACCTTATCAACTTTATTAGATACAGTATTCCACAAAGTTCTTTCAGCACTCGTTATGTGCTTAACTGTATCCGATATATGATCCACTGCACTGTTCCACGCATCAATTAAAGTTTGAGTTATATTTTGGAGTATACTCAAATTATTATGAGTATGCTTTTTACTGTTTGCATCATTCCAGTTACTTATATCAATATCTTTTACAAATTCATGTGTACTATCCTCTGTTATCATTGATGCAGGATGTGTGGTAGGATGAACATATTTATTTGCATTATCCTGTATTCCTGCAAGTTTATTTTTATCTGCAGTTGTATAATCCTCTGTAGAAAGCTGTTTACCGTCGACTTTATCTACTTTCTTAGAAAGCTGAGTAGTAATTGTTGCTGCAAAGTTTGGATCATTATTAAGTGCATTTGCAATCTCTTTCAAAGTATCTAGAGCTTCAGGTGCCGCATCTATTACCATCTGTATTCTCTGGTCGGTTTCAGTTTTGGTATAAGTTTCATCTTTGGTATATCTTTTATTTAATTCAGTATCCACGTAGGTTTTTTCAGCTTTATTATTCTCTACATTTGTAAGCCTAACTTCATCATTTGATACTCTATTATCATTGGAAGTTTTATACCTGTCAATTTCCTTCTGAGCATTCACAATACTATCCTGAACCTTATTTATATCCTCTGCCTCAACTGTATCTCCTGTTGTCTGATAGGTTAAATATACAGGACTTGTGTCGGAAAATATTTTAATATGTGTCTTCCATGGAGTAATGCTTGGTGTAGAAACAATAACATTCTCTACCTTATTTCCTGTAAGTTTCGAACCTGTATATACATTAATAGAAGGCAAACTCACATTATCATGTTCAAGCTCGCCTTCATATACACCATCTTTAATTTGTACCTCTTCTTCAATTACATAGGTATTATTATCAAGTTTATTGAGTTTTTCTGTAAATTTATCAATGCTTTCCGGATATGCCATTTATCACACCCCTAAGCTTATGGTACCTGGAACAGCTATTTCTTCATCTTGCAGTGCTACATTTGCAGTTCCAGTATTCAAAGTTAAATTATCGTAGTCAACAATTCCAGCTGTGCTTAAAAGCAGACTCCCAATCTTTGCATAACTTACATAGGTAGAGTTAAAGGCTATATCGCTTAAATATTTTCCTACAACTTCAGTAAAATTATCCTGAACTTGCTGAATGGTATAACTATTGGCCAATATCACTTTAGCAGTTATATTTACAGCTTTTTCTGTGGCAGATACAACGGTTAAAGTTGCACCTATAGGGGATTGACCTTCTCCATGCCCTTCAGGCTGTGGATCTATATAGTCTTTAACTTTTTGAACTAATTCCTGGTCTGCTGCTCTCTTATTTGCATTTACAATTACTACTTTGACAGTTCCGTTCCCATTCCAGAGTGGAAATACTTTTGCATCCCCAACTCCGTCAACTTCTTTGGCCCATATTTTATACTGTACCTTGTTTCCACTGGTGGCAGGTGCTTGCATCTGCTCTAAAATTCTCTGTCTATAATGTTCATCATCTTCTTCATCAGTGCCATTTGTAAAATCATGATCGTTTGTTACAGATTTAATACCATTGATAGGTGGTATTATTAAAACTATACTACCTGCCTTAACATTGCCTATAGATCCTGCTTGAGTACATTCAGTCTTAATTTCTACAATGCCAGTATCATCTATTGTTTTTGTCTCCTGGAACTCAAATTCTATACTTTCCTTATCCTCTGTTGACACTGTTCCTGCTGTATTTCCTTCTTGAAGTACAGTTCCAGGTACTCCTTGTATTTCTAAAGTATCATGAGTATAAGTAGCAGCATTTCTTATAATTCCTAGTGGATTTCCAATTAAATCAAGATAAGGCTTACTACTGTACTGTACAAGGGCAGTTCTTATAATCTGTGCAAGTTGAAGCTGTTTGGTTGCTGCTATTTCCTCAGCTGTTGGCCTTGTAGTATCATAAAAAAAGTCTCCTTCTATTGTATTTACATCAGAAGGAGCTTTCGACAGCATTCTTTCATGTATTGTGTCTGCATCTTCATTTAGAAAATCAGGCATTTGTAAATCATCCATTTAATCACCACACTTTCGCAGTATTGTCCAAATTAAGAAAAACATTATCTACACTAACGACAGTATATTGATAGTACAGTTCTCCACTATTTTGCCAGATAAATTTAAAATCTGTAACATCTTTAGTCCTTGGATTAACCATGAGAGCTTCTATTGTCATTCTCTTAACTTCAAGTTCTACAGCACCCTTTGAATATTGACTACCTGTAAGTGTATTAAGTTCGTGGCCAAATAAATTACTGTATCCAAGTAATCCTAATGGAGTGGCCATTGCCAGTTGACACCACTGCTTATATGCTTCAGCATCACTACATTTTACGGTACTCCCATCTGAATTTTTCACAAACTCATTTTTATCAAAATCAAATTTATATGATCCTTTATATTCCGTATCGCTACTAGAAGTATCCTCTATTATGTTATCAGAGTAATTCATGTTATCAGGGAATAAATCAGGCATTTACCTTCACCCTTCCCATAACTATATTTTGAACTCCTATAGTAGCAACAACTACTCTGTCACCTACATTCAAAGGTTTCAATTCATCTGGAGTCGTTACTTTGTCTGAATTATTTGTTTCAGTCATATAATCTTTATTCATGGTTAAATATTCAAGAACCATGTAATCAGATATTTCATATTTAAAATTATCAAGCTTTATTCCTGTTTCTGTTATGGTACCAAGTGTCATACTGAAGCCAGTATTACCCACTACTTTACTGGCAATTTCTCTACTGTTTCCATGCATAACACTTACTAAATCAGCTATTTCATTTTCACTACTCATTGTAAAAAGCCCTCCTTATATATGCGGATGTACCTGCATTTATATCCATAGTATAAGGTATATTCATGCTGTGGGTAATATCCATAACATACCATGTAGCACCATCGACCATTATTGAGTCACCAGATCTTATGGTATTTATATCTTTATTGCAGGTTATATGAATAACTTCTTTGCCATCACTAAACATTGAATTTGCCTTTGCCTTGGCTTGAGCAGCATTTGTAACTTTTTCATCCTGGAGAATTTTCTGCAGAGTACCATATTTATCAGTATCTTTGGAATAAGTACCTATAACCGGAGTAGCTTTCCCATCATCTTTATCCTGGCCAAGAACTTTAACTCTTGTTACTGCATCATCTAAACTGCTTGTAGTTTCAATATCATCTGCAATGGTTTCAAGCTTCCATATGTTTTTATTACTGCCAAGCTGGATAATATTGAGTTTATCAAGCATTCTTATTTTATAAAGATTTCCGCCTTTTTGAGCAGTTTCTTTTAAATCTGCATCTATACGGTCAAGTAACTTCTGCCCACCTTGTTGTGCCTTCTCAAGCTTTATTTTGGTGTCCAGAAGTTTGGCTATAGGTATACTCCAATCCTTAGCATACTTTGTTATTCTCTGTGTTGCAGTCTGACCTGCAGGTAATAGAAAATCATCCTCAGATTCTTCCATAAATACTGTTCTCTCCCTTCCCGTTATTGTAAGTGTCCTGTTTTTCCTGCTTCTTACAACTTCCCACACAACACCATCAAATAAATTTGTGAGCTGATTCTTCTCGGCATGTATATCGACTATCCTCAGCCTGTCTTTTTTCTTTATGTTCAGTTTTCTCAATTCATCCGTATCCAGGAGAATTATTGTGGCACTGTAGGCAATGCTATCAAGACTTTCTTGAAAAGTTATTCCCTCATTTATATTTTTAAGTTCATATTTTTCATTCAGAATTATATTCATAGCATCACCAATTTTTGTCCAGGATATATGAGGTTTGGATTAGAGCCTACAACAGATTTATTTTTAGTATATATAGTTGGCCATTTTGCTCCATTACCATAATATTTCTTTGCTATATTCCAGAGATTGTCACCTTTTTTCACAACATAAGTACCTTTTGTGGTAGCTGTTGGAGTTCTGTTATTTTTTAGTGTAGAAGAAGTAGCATTTGGATTATATAATTCAACTTTTAATTCCTTATAGGTCCTAAAGTTCATTGTTACGTACTTATCTCCAGGTTCTCCTGCTTCCTCTTTTTCGGGCATACTGTCAATGACAACAAGTTCATTAAGTCCCACACCATCAATAATAAGTCTCAATGGTTTCGTCTGTTCCTGCCATTTCTTTAGTTTCTCCATAACAGCTTGTGGATCAGGAATATCTTGATATCTGCAGTAGGAGTCATAATATTTAGGAAACATAGTATCAAAGGTTATTTTTTGTATCTTAGTTCCTTTGTCAACTGCATCAACTTCTCCAACGTCTACTATTTCAACGGTGTTGTATTTCTTATCATGGTCCATTTCAAAATTAAACGGATTAACAGGAAAATGGAATACACTATTATCTGCTGTATTAGATAAATACACATCATAATTTATATTAGGGTAATTTAATAAATCATCTATAAGGTTTAAAGTTCTAGCAAGATTTACAACATTAATTTAAATCACCTTCTTTGCAATAAAAAAAGAACCACAATTAAGTGATTCTTCTAGTTATTATTGTATTGTAACTTCACCTTCTCCAAGTTTTTGGTCATCAGAAGAACGCGTTATAGCAATCTTGTACTTTCCTGAGGCATCAATGTTTACTGGTATAGCCATAATAGTGTTGTCTTGGTCAATTTCTTGTTCATCAGAATAATACACACTTTGCGAATTACCATTCATTGTATAAATAGTAACCTTTAACTTTGAAGATTTAAATGGTGCTTTATTATCAAATAATGCATAGAATTGTGTATTAATATTAAAAGTATCTTTGACATTCGTAGGTTTAAGATTGTTGTCCACTTTTTCGCAAAATATAACTTTGCCAGTTTCTTGACTTACTTCATTTGTATTAACTGAAGCTTTATTTGTTGTATCTTGAGTTGTGTTTGAATTAAATAATGTACCTGTTGATCCTTTATAAGACCCAATAGCTCCATTTACAACGGTAGCAAATAATCCAATAATACATAGAATAATCCCTGCTGTAGCTAATTTTTTACGGTTAGTATTACGACCTTTTATTCCTAGAATTAATCCGATAATAGTTACTGGTGCTCCAATTACAGGTAATGCCCAAGCTATAAGTCCTATTACCCCCAAAATTAAAGCTATAATACCTTTTTTACTTTTAACTTCATTGTTAGTTTCCATTTAAAAGTCCCCCTTATTAACAAAATGTTAATAAAATTATATCATAATTTGCTAATAAAGGGAACTTTATATCATATCACTTATTTCTTTTTATTCAATAACGCTGCTTTAAATTTTCTAGCAAATTCTGCAGTAGCTTTTTCTACTATACTATCTACATCTGTACTATCATTAAAAGTATTTTGCACATCTACATTGATATCACCATATCCGCCAGATACTGCCATCTGAGGTTGTGAGGTATAATATACTGGATTTGTTGAATTCTCAGTATTATCTTTAGAATTAAAGTTATTTATTCCAAGTCCGTTTACTGCATTTTTAACTCTATTTATTGAGTTTGCAGCTTTATTCATCAAACTTACTGATTTATTATGAGTTAAAACTTGCTCACCGCCAGTAAAGTCCACAAACTCCCAACCTTTTTCATTTATTCTTGCAAGTCCAGGCTTTGCGTTATCTGTACCAGTTGCATATCCTACGTATTTTCCACCTTTAAACAATGGAGTATTATATACACTGCCATAGGTAGATTTTATATAATTTATGGCTGCGGCTGCATTTGCTATAGGATTAGTTATTTCTCCAAGTCCTTTTACGGCATATTGATTAAAAGTAGATCCTAAGGTCTGTAATAATCCTGTTGCATGTTCTCCATTAACACTTTGAGGATTCCATGCTAGTGGATTTCCACCACTTTCAGCTTGAACTAATCTTAATAAACCAGACATCCAATTCATAGGAGTACCGGTAACTGCAAGGGCTGAACTCAACCATCCTGAAACATTTCCTCCCATTGCACCGCCTGCCATGGAAGTCATGTCACCAACCCATTTCTTTATAAAATTGCCCATATCCTTTGAAGTTAATCCTTTTACAAATCCCTGAGGGATATACTGAGCCAATTTATAAAATACTCTTGAAGGTGAATGTATTCCAAAACCAGTTTTAAACTGATTTATTACTTTATCAGTAAGAGTTTTAACAATACTTGTAACATTACCCATGCTTGATTGAATTCCTGCTGCAATATCGGTATTTATTGCAATTCCATATACATGTCCTTTCTGTGAGAACGCATTTAAAACTCCCTTTGATGAATTTGTTACACTGCTTACAGAATTAATAGGAACTTGTCTGCTGCCATTCACTCCTTTGGCTATATCATTTGCAGTTGCACTGCCATATATATGCCCTTTTTGAGAGAAGTTATTTAAAATTCCCTGTGATTCAGAAGTTACTTTATTTATAGAGTTAGTTGATAGTTGCTTGCTGTCATTTATTCCACTACTTAAATTTGTGTTTATTTTAGTACCATACTGCTTAAATTGAGATAATGCATCACTTCCTAAAGCTATGGAAGTTGATACATTAGCAGTAGCACTTGCAACTTTAGAACCACCAGAAGTTCCATTTCCTACGATACCACCATTAGCAAACATTCTTACTCCAAGCATTTTACCTGCTTGTTGCCATAGGCTTAAACCTCTGTTTCTTCTACTGCTTGAAAGTGGTATTACTGCTTCAGTTCCAGCTTCACCTATCAAACTAAATTGAGGACCATTTATAATACCACCATTGGCTCTTTTTTTAACAGTTTTTTTATTGCTAGATGGCTTTAATCCAATTGACTGTTCTCCTCGTTTTGTTGCTTTATCTATAAAATCAGAAACAGGGCCACTTATATGCTTTGCAAACCAAGATGAGAAACCAGTCCATGCACTTTCAGCTGTTGTTCTGGCAGCACTAAATTTATCTCCTATCCAAGAGCCAACAGTAGTAGCCACATCCTGTACAGGAGTAGATACATTTTTACTCCACCAACCTGAGAAACCCACCCATGCAGTATGAGCATTGTCTTTGGCAGCACTAAATTTTTGTCCTATCCAAGAACCCACACTTGAAGCGACATTGCTCACTGGGGTTCCTACATTGGTACTCCACCATCCTGAAAAACTGGCCCAGTGGGATTGAGCCCATGATTTAGCAGAACCAAACTTTTGACCTATCCAGGAGGCAGCACTTGATGCTCCATTTTTTATAGGAGTTGCTACATTGGTACCAAACCATCCACTTACACTAGACCAGGTATTTTGAGTCCATGTTTTTGCTGAGCTGAATTTTTGACCTACCCATGCTCCAACATCAGAAGCTTTATTTTTTATAGGTTGAAATACATTGGCACTGAGCCACTGTCCATATGGAGCCCATGCTCTTTTTGCAGCATCTTTTCCCATGGCAAATACACCAACAGTAAAGTTTATGGCATTTATAGCACCATTTTTAAACGGTGTACCTACTTTATTGTTGAACCATGTTTTTGTATTTGACCATTTACTCTGTATGGACTGTTTGGCATTATTAAAGCTATTAGAAACTGGAGTACTTACATTGGTTCCAAACCATTTCCCAAGCCCCTGAAATGAAGTTTGTACTGATTTTTTAGCATCTTTAAAACCTGTCTTTAAGTGTTTTACTGCAGGACCTGTTTTGTCATATACCCAATCAAGAGCCTTTTCTCCTCCAATTGAGCCTGCAATACCTCCTGCTATTCCACCGACACCAGCACCAACAGCAGTTCCTACACCTGGAATTATAGAACCTATAGTTCCACCTGCTAGGGCACCAGCCTTTGCACCTGCAAGTCCTCCGGCAATATTACCTGCAGCACCAACAGTTGCTTTTTTCTTATTAGAAGAGGTTGCTATTTGAAGTCCTGCTCCTGCAAGCGTTAATGCTCCTCCAACGATAGGAATTCCTTTTATGCCTTTACCTGCAAATTTAAAGAATTTTGATGCTCTGCTTGTATTTTCAACTGCTTCTGGAACAACTTTACTTGCCTCTCTTGCTCCTTTAAATGTACTTCTTGCAGTATCATATGTTTCCTTTTTTACATTTGCATTTGTACCATATTTTATAGTTCTATCTCGTGTAGTATCTACTTTAGTTTTTGCTTTATTTATCTTAGCTGATAAATCCTCCGGTATCTTGCCACCTTTATCAATTATATCTTTAGCTTTTTTTACAAGATCATTATAATTTTTAATAGATTTATTTAAATTATCCTGACTTGTTTTTCTTAATTTTTCGGCCACCCTTGATTCATCTGCAGCTTTTCTAAAAGACTGAGCAGCTTGTTTTAAATCATCTCCAGTTTTAGAAGCTTTGCTTGAGGCACTGGAAGCTTTACTTGCAGTTGAGCCAGCTGCACTTGCAGCACTTGCCATCTCTTCAGCAGTACTGGAAGCTTTCTTGGCTCCTCCCTTTCCAAAGAACCATTTTCCGGCTTTCATACCACCTTTGGCAACCTTGGCTCCTCCTTTTAACAGAGTAGCTCCACCTAAAGAACCTAAAAGCATATAGTCCATTATTCCAGCTTTAGCAATATTTGATGCATTTGGGTCTTTTATAGCATTTAAATTTGCATTTTTAAAAGAAGAAATTAATTTTTCAACTATCTTCCCTGTGTCAAAGGCCTGCAGAAAAGCATTAGTAAAAGCACCCCCTGCGGTAGTGCCTGCTCCACCAACTTTATCGCTTTTACCTCCAAGAGCATCAAGGAAAGAAACAATTCCTCCACCTATAGCTCCTCCAATGGCTGAGCCCATACCACTGGCTACTTTATTTATCTTAGTCTTTCCAGAACCATTCCACCATGAACTAAATGGCTCTGCTACAACCTTATCCCATGCTAAAGTTATCTTACCTCCAAGGTCAGCATTCTTCCACTGTTTAGTGTCCATGAGCTTACTCAGCCTTTTTTGTGCATTCTCAAGCCCTCCACCAATAAAGGAGCTTATATTATGTCCTGCTTTCTTGAATAAATTTCCTAACTCAGTAACTTTTTTATCGTTTTTATCAAGCCATTGAGTAACTTTTGTAAGTCCAGGCTTTATTCCACTCCACAGTCCTTGTCCCCATGGATTCATTAATTTATTTTCAAAAGTATCTTTTAACGTGGACATAAGACCAAGAGCAGTTTTAGCCTGATTCTGCATCATTCCACCAAATCTCTTATTCATTCCTGTTAATAATGCTCTTATTGCTTTATCAGAACTAATACCTGCATTTCCTATGTTAGCCACTTGCTTGGCAGTTAAACCTAGTTGTTCTTGAAGTATCTTTGTGGCAGGAACTCCAGCCTCTGTAAGTTGGAGCATTTCATCACCCTGGACTCTGCCTTTTGCTTTCATCTGTCCAAGAGCTAAAGTTATTTGATTTATTCCCTCAGCTCCAAGTCCAAGTCCTGATGCAGCATCTCCTATAGTAGTTAAATCAGGCAGGATTTGCTTTACATTCCAGCCAAAAGCTAACATCTTTTTAGATGCATCAGCTAATTGCGGAAAATCAAATGGGGTAGCATTAGCCATATTCTGTGCTTGTGTTAAAAATGAATTAGCCTTTTGAGCACTCTTGAGCATTGTAGTAAATGCCATCTGAGTTTGTTCAAAATCACCAGCTATTTGCATAGGTTTTACTACTCCTGCCCATGCACCTCCTACACCTAAAAGTACGCCTTGGAGTGATGTTGCTGCAGATATGGTTTTGCTTATTCCACTTCTTATTATCCCAAGTTCACCAGATACTTTATCCTTTATTTTTATAGTAGGAGAGGCTACCATAGTTTTCATTTTATCTATAGAAGATGTAATTTTTTCAATTCTACTTGTAGCTTTATCATTTATTTTTATAGCAGGTGAGGCAGACATCTTGTCTAAAATTTTAGTTCTTCTTTGAGTTTGTTCAAGGTATCTATCCATGGCACTTAATTTAGACTTTGTAGATTCATCACCTTTTAAGTCAATAACCAGATCCAAATGGTATATTTCTTTTTCAGCCAATCACATCTCGCCTCCCTTCTATATTGTCATTATTTCTTTTTCATTTTTTCTTCCATTTCCATTTCAAGTTCAGCACTGGCCAGATATAATTTTTGTTCATATTCAGACATGTTGTAAAATTCTCTGAATCTTAAGCTGTGTCTTATCCATAAAAAATTCATTAAAGTTAATTTATATCTGGTTCTGATGAGTTTTTTAAGTCTTCTATATCCTCTGCTTCATCATTGTATCCACTTAAATCCAATACTTGATCTACTAAATTATCCAACTCTCCAGCAAGCAATTTTCTTTTTATAACTTCTTTCCCATTACTTGCTTTTACTGAGTCTTTTAACTTAGGATTGTTCCAATTAGGTGATATAGTTGCTTTTTCAATCAGTTCAACATTAAAATTTTCATCATCAAAAACATTTTTTTCAAGTTTGGTTCCCTTTATTTTTTCTGCGTGTGTATTATCTTTCCTTATCTTGCTTATCTGCTTTCCAGTAAGAGCTTTTAATTTTACAGGAATACCAATTCTTTGAATAACAACAGTTCTCTCTGGTATTTTATTTGCACCAAGAAGAGTTTCTATAACATCATCTTCATTCATATTTTCAATTTTTTCTATATCCATTTTAAAATCCTCCTAAGATTAATTTTTTATTTTATAAAAGCCCACTAGAATTATTTATCCAGTGGACTATAAATTACTCTGCTTCTATTGGGTCTAAAAGCTCAAATCCAACAAAATTGAAAGGTGTTTCCTGCTCTATAAGGTCTCCTGCTTTTAAATTTAATAGGTTGAGCTTTGTAGGCATACAATTCATTAGCCTTATTGACTCATGACCATATGCTTCAGGATCATCAAGTTTTGTAATTATTTCAAACTTTTTAAATCCTCTCTTTATCATGTCACTGGTAACCTTGTATCCATTCATAGATCCAGAACCTTTCTTAGTGCCAGTTTTATATTGAGTCCAATCTGAACCTAAAAGATTCACATCTTTTACATCTGGCTCAACGTCTGCAGTACATTCCTGGAGATTGGTCTGTTCCACTCCATCTATAAGTACTTTACCATATCGACCATGTATAATCCTACTTGCATCTAATTCCATAAATTATCCCTCCTATTGAACATATCCTGTTCCAAATATTTTCTTCATGATATTTACGTAAGTAGCGTTCCATTTCCAGTAAAACTCATCTGACTTTGCATTTGCCTGAAGTTCTTTATCAACTTCAACATCAAATTCACTTATAACTCCATTTGATTGTAAAGTCTCAAAGTATTTCTTTAATGCAGATATAACAACCTTTTGTCCTGTATCATCATTTACAGTCTGTCCTATAAAGTCAGTTCTCTTTGCACTTGTATCTGCATCTACGGTATATAAAAACTTAACTGCCCTTATATACCCCATAGCTTCGCTTTGACCTTCTTTGAATGTTTTGAGGGTATTTACATCATCTACAACTATTACGCTTTGTTGTTCATTCACAAGAACCAATGTTCCTGCTGAAAGACAGCTTTCAACTTGAGTTCTGCTTAATCTAGGGCTTACATCCTCAAATATAGTTTTTTGATTTACTATACTTTCTTTTATGCCCTTGCCTGCAGCAAGCCCTGCTATATAGCAAGCAACCTCTGCAGGTGTATATTCAATGCCTTCATAAGTTCCACTAATGCCTACATTTATAACAGCTTCATCATTGAATGTCTTAGATTGTGAATTTATATCATCAAGTGTGGTATCTGTATTTCCTCCATCACCTAAATAGGCAATGACATCTGCTCCATTTTCTTTATTCTTGTCTATCCATGCCTGTACGCTCATTTGAAGTGAAGTATCTCCAACACCATCCAAAGTAAAAGCATCTATCTTATACCCCTCAAAAGTAGTCATGGCATCCATATAATCCTGATTGGTTATGCCTGTTGTACCATTATTTCCACCTTCAAATGGCTGATTTACTATACTGGCAAGTCCTGAACCATCTGCAATTTTATTAGCTTTTAACCATGCATTATTATCATTATTGTTTATTTTGTTTATAATATCATCTATACTGCCAGATACTTTAAATACATAAAGCTGTTCAGTTCCTTCATACAGAGTGATATCAATTACTGTACTAGAAATTATATCCGGCTTTATAGAAACATTAAAAGCCCTGGTTGTAGGATATATTGTCTCAAGCGTTATTACATCTTTAGGTGTATCAGCAGTAGTATCTTTAAGGGTTATACTTGAAGTTTTAGCATTACTATCAGCCATTCTGTAAAGTATTAGTTCCTTTATTCCTGCCAATAAAACCAGCCTTCCAAGTCTATATGCTGTTAAATCCATATTGGAACCAAATTCATTTTTAAGTTCAGTAAGATTTGTAACAGATATAACCTGTTTTATTGCCCCCCAATCAGATTTCACCGGCATAGCCACAATACCATTGGTACCTTGTGCTAGTGTATTCTCTGCTGCCCATTTGAACCTGTTGTACATTCCAGGTATACTTGGTTTTTGTGTTTCACTCCATGTTCCCGCAGCCATAAATTATTTCACCTTCCTTTTTAGAAATGTATCTATTAAATTTTTAAAATTATCCTTAGTCATTTCTTTTTCCTTTGAACCAAATAAAGCACCGACTGCTACCTCTTTTCCATAGCCAGTAAGTGCTTTACTGTTTTCAATTAAATCCTCAATAGGATATTTAATCTCCGGTTGAGTTGTATTTATTTTAACTGTAGGTATTGGTGTATCTGTTTTTGTATTATTATTGCTTGATGTAGCAGTATTTAAATTACTATTTGCACCTACAGTTGAAGTTGTACCTTTGGTAAATACATCATTTTTCTTTACTTCCGGATTTCCCGTATCAGCCATAATTTATCACTCCTCTATAGTTCCCCTGCCCTCAATTTTATTCATAACAGGAATATTATTTTTCTTGATATTTTCAAATCTAAAAAAATCCACACTGAGTTGACCAACTGTAAGTGGATCTGCTTCTCTATCTTCTCTTATACTGTTTATAGTCAAATACCTTCTATCCTGGATACTTAAAGGTATCTTTGTATCCTGAATTAGTTGATTTTCTATAGTAGAAATATAGTTGTTTGCTTCACCTTTATTCCTGGTTACAAAGTGGCACCGTATAGTCTTTAATATTTTATTTGCACCTAACGTTGCAGGAGCAGGTGTAACTTTTAATATCCTGCACAATACAGAAGGTACCGCAAAATTCTTTTTCCAGTAATCTGCATACACAGGAATACTTATAAGATTATTTATATAATCAGATACTGCTTCAATCCATGGATCTATTGGAGACTCATCATCTTCATGAAGTGCTATAATATTAAACTTTAAGCCTCTCACTATAGCGTCCCATTCCTCATCTGTAACATCGCTACCTATAGTTCCATCAAAAACACAGGTGTAACTTTCTCCTGTATCTTCAGTTATAGTCTGCATGTCTAATACCGATATAACTTTTTCCATAAGAGAATCCAGTGTATTAAACGTCAGCCTCTTATCATACAGCCATATTTGAATACCCCTGCTATAAGATGTAGGATTATTCTGTTTGTCATCAGACCCCTGAAGAATTACCGCATATGGTTTGGGAGTAGATTTATCCGGTACTGTAGGTTCATAGCAATCTTTAAGCTCTGGAATACTATTAATTAACTTTTTTCTTATTCCTTCACGCATACATCAATCCTCCCACAATTTAATTACATCATCCCTGATTTTATATTTATTCTTCTCCATGGTAGGCTCTATAGTTGCATATTTCTTGGTACCTGGATGATGCACCAGCTTAACTGGATGATCTGCACCTTTCCAGTACAAAGCTTTTTTATTTTTAGGTCTTATTATGTGTGGCTTTGAACCTTCTTCTAAAATTCCACCATACTCAACTCCATGGCTTAAAGATATGGTGATTTGATTATTATTCATGGTTGCATCACAATGAATTCCCTGCCTTGCATGGGCAGTTCTATCCTTCCATGGTGCATCTGCTTTAGCTTCATTTTCCAAACTTTTCGCCCAATTATCAGAAAGTGCATACAACCTAGCATTTTTCCTATTTATTAGGTCAAGTGCTTTATCACTAAAACTCATTACATCACCTTCTCAAGCCCACAATCATATCCACATATCTCATCATTTACTATCTGTGGATATACGTTTTTTATCTTCATATGGCCATAGGGACAGTCAAATTCTATGGAATCTTTACTATTTACATCAAGCCCTGCTTCACTATCTGCAAGCATTCCATAGGCTGTATGCTGATATGAAGTACCTATTGTACCTGTAGATATATTGATACTACTGTCAGGATTTTTCTGTGAAAATATCCTGACTGTTAAAGTTACATCATCTGTTATTTCTGCAAAATGACCATTAACAACCTTTTTAATGGTTTTAGTAAAGGATATTTCCGTAGGATTTCTTGATATATTCCACTTTATATTCTTTTTTCTTCTCTCTGCTGTAATCATAGTCCCACATCCGTATCCGCATTTAACATTATGCTTACTCTGCCAGTACACATATTTTTGTATTTCTCTGCATTTTTATAACATAAGTTCGCAATATCAGTAAGTGTAGAAAATTGGTATCTCTCCTGACCATCTTGATATTGGTTTGGAGTATCAACATTATTCTCCTGCATGGTGGCTTTTAGCATCCATCCTTCACTTACAGCACAATATATACAATCGGCATCAGATATTAAAGAATCCAGCTCATTATCAGTAAACGTCTGGCTGTCTCTATCATTAAGTAACATTCTTAATTTTGTTCTTAAACTTTCAGTTGGTGTCACAATATCACCTCCATAAAAAATAGCACTTACACCTGTAAATGCTATTTCAAAGCTATCTGTTGCACATTTTCATCTATGGCAGCAAACACACCTCTGTAACAATATCCAACAATTTGTGCTTCCACGAGCCTGGTCAGATCAGGGTTCCCAGTTTCAGTAGTCAAATCTTTCTTGACAAGCTCTTTGAACCCCCTCTGTGGTCTTATGAGATATGCAGTTCCCGGAGTGATTCCCTTGTACTCATAACTCTTCTTTCCAACTTGTACGCTCCATCCGTCATAATAAATAATAGTGCTTATTCCAGCTATAGAAGGATAAATGGATCCTTCAAGCTGATGTCCTCCCCTTATTGCCATTTCTATGTCTGTCTGGTCAGCCTTTGAAGCAAGAAGTATTGTCCCTGGTCTTTTGGCAATTACAGTATCTTTTATTGCTTGCCCCAATGTCCTCCATATTCCAAGCCACAGAGGATCGTCTGCTTTTCCCTGAAATGCAGTTTTATTAGCTGTCTTATAAGTAGCTCCAATTATAGGATATAAGTGCATATGATTAAGTAGTGCGTTATATGCTTCACCCATAGACTTATTCAATATCTCAACATTGAAAGTCTGGTTGAAATCCACCATTTCCTTGGTATATTCAAAACCTGTTGCATATGTCTGTATTCTTGCTACTGGCCCATGTTCAGCACTTAGAGAACCGAATTTAACTTCTTCACCCTCAATATGCTCTAAGAACACACAATTTCCATAAAGAGCCCACTTGGCATCTAAAGTCTGTGGCAAATTAGGATCTGAAATTGTATCGTATATAGGATTATATACAAGCTGTACTGCTTCTCTTCCAAGTTCCACATCCAGAGTAACCTTCCTTAAAAGTTCCTTCAAATTTGCAGTAGAACCAAAGGTCATCATCTCACCTAATGGCTTTGTGAGTACTAGTGTTTCCATTTCTCCATTTACAAGTTTTTTCTTGGCATAATCAACCTGTCCATTAACTTCAAAAGGTATATTTTCTTCTAAAGTCATGGCTCTCTTTTTATCCAGCATTGTATCCTGGCTTATAATTTTAACCATGTTTCAATTCCTCCTTCTATGCGTATTGTGGCAGCAGTATAAACCAAATTACATTATTGCTGTCCTTTGGCTGCGTAACTCTGCCTACAAGTCTGTTTGTTCCTTCTGTAACTGTAAATTTCTTAGCTGTGTTATCCCAGTAAATTTTATCCCCTTGATTAAATAATTCAGTGGTAACAATATTGTCAGTTTCATATTCAGCCTGTTCTATTGTCAAAGTAACTTCATCAGTCTGTCCTTCTCCTGTAGTCACCGCCTGTGCTGCCACCCCGAAAAATCCACCTAAGAGATAAAATTGTTGTGCTTCTATGGTGGTATTTTCAGGCACCACAACCTTGACACTTTTGCCATCACTTATCTTTGCTCTTGTAACCTGCTGCTCTTCACTTGGTACTGGTTGTCCTGCATATGACATATTCCTTCACTCTCCTTATATTCTTGATTTTCTAACACTTACACCACTACCGGCGTTGCCACCTGCAGGTGTGCCTGGCACTGCTGTGCCTGTAGGTATGTCTAAATGTTCTTGAGATATGAGGTTCTTGACAAATTCATCTTTCAGGATATTGTCAATCTCACCTGAAATAACTTCCTTTGCAGCACCATCTTCAACTTTCAGCATCTTTTTAACCAGATTTTGAGCCATTTCTCCTGTAATTTTTTCCTTTACAACATCATCTACAACTTTTTGAAATCCTGCTTTTTCAGCATTTACTACAGCTTCATGTGCTTTTTTAGCCACATCAACTATATCCATTTCTCCAGTTACTTCAAGTGCACCTTTGACCTTATCCAAAGTATCTTTTGCACTTACTGCTTGTTTAATATCTTCCATTTCACCTGCAACAAGTTCTGTAGTCACACCAAGTTCACCAAATACCTGTTTGTAAGTGACTGAACCTGTCTGCAATAGTCCTTTCAAATTCTGCATTAATTCCTTAAAATCCATTATTTTGCCTCCCTTTTTATCTTGTTTCTTTAAATCATCCATCTCCATTCCAACTATGCTTGTAGGCATACCTGGCCTGTGAAGTGGTGTCCAGTCAATAGAAAGTGGATTATATCCTGTTACATCCATCTCACCACTCCCACTATTTTTCTTTAGTTTAGGAAAACCGAATATAGAAACTTCTTTAATTCTTCCAGTTCTGACCCATCTTTTTAATTGAGCAGCATCAGCATCAATAAGTCCTCTAAAATAAGCTTTATTACCATTCATTTTTGCACCAATCCAACTTGTTACTGGAGGTACGAATTGAGTACTTACATCCTCTGCCTTTTGATGTCCTAAAAATCCATTTAGAGTATTTGTATTTACATAATCAACAATATTCTTCAAACTTTCAGGCTTGTAGTTCCAACCACGTTTTGATTTAGTGGCTGGTATTTCAACTGCAACTTCAAGTGGGTCTTTGTCCATAGATTTCATTAAATCTAAATTAACTCCTTGGGCCAGTGGAATATCACTAGGTTTAACCTGTGAAAGGCTTGCACTTAACGAATCCATTTCTCCATAAAGTTCATCTGCCATTTCTCCTATAGGTTTGCATAGGAACATATTTATCACCTACCTCATTTTATTTAAAAACTTTATTTATATCAGCAATATACATAGATGATTTTTTATAAACATTTTGGTACCAATCTTCAAGACCTGGTTCACTTCCCGGATTTCTGCCCCATCTTTTAAGCTTATCTACAAAGTCAGCATGGTTTTCATTTACAGTAAGAGTTATACATAAACAATTAGGATGAAATGGATATGCAGGAGCCTTGTCAATCGGATATACTCCAATACCAAGTCCATATTCATCAGAACCGCATATATGGTCACATATATCATAATGTGGATGTGAACCGGATAAGATGAACTTTACTCCACTGCACGAAGGACTAACCATTGCACTTTGAATAGTAGCTTCGCCATATGCAGCAGTCATTTCAGTTCTGGCAAGCCTTAAAGCTTCATAGCATATATCCTCAGGTACCCTGCTTCCCATTCTTTTCATCATGTTAGGATATTGCCTTGCTAATGTCTTTTTGCCAGTCTTAACATATTTCTCAAGCATCATGGCAGTTTTAACGCAGTCCTGGCCTTCAGCAATTGCATCCTGGATTATTTCACTCATATTAACTCTATAGTGTTTTGCTTTACTCCATATTCTATCTGAAAGATACAATTCCTTATATGACCTTGCCCAACATGTCTCTATTGCTCTTAGATTAGCTTTATAATGTAAGTCTGTTATTTTAGATAATTCAATTTTGGTACCTGCTTTCTTTACAGCAGATATGTCAATAGCTTTTGCATATTCTGTGGCTGCTATTGCATTTGCCTTAATGTACTCCTCAAATATCATAGTAAGCTGACCTTCAAGGTCATCCTGCTGCTGTTTCAAAGTTGCAACCAACACCTCAAGCTGTCTTTTCCTTATTTTTGAAGTACCTTCTCTTTTAAGTTTCAGAGATATATCTTTTACAAGCCTTGTATATAATTTTCTTATTTTGGTTTCATTGTTCAACCTGAGATCTATATATTTTTTTCTAGCTTGAAGTGCCCAGGTTTTGTAATCACCAGCAGTTGTTTTGAGATTATCTATTTCTTTACTCATCTACATTGCCCTCCTGGCTACCTGAATTATTTATCTCATCATCAAGCTTTTTCTTTTCATCCTCAAGACCTGCAGAGTCTCCCATCCTAAAATTGAGCATCTTATCCTTTATTATCTTTTCTCGCTCACCAACTACACCTTCATCACTGGAGATATAGTCATTCATGGTGTCTACATATTCAGCCAGGAAGTTTGAAGCAGATTCAACTGAAATAAATCCTCCTGTAATTGCAGTCTCCAGGGCACTAGCAACATAATTGAGAGTTTCAGCACTCTCCTTATCATCTTTAGGTGTTACCTGATCCCAACCAAGAGTCACATCATAGCTTGAGAAATTACCACCTGCAGATTGAGCAGACATTATAAGTACCATTCTTGCAAGCATACGCCACTGTTCTGTAACCTGTTCTCTCTTACGTCTTATTTTGTTGGCCATTATAGGCATCTGTTCTTTTACACTTGCAAGAGCACTTGGAGTATGTACTCCAAATATAAATTCAGGTACCTCGCTTACATCAATAATGCAATAAAATAAGAGGCTTAAAAGCACCTTGGCATCACCTGTGGCACTGTTAACCTCTATAAATCCTGCATCTTCTTCTGTTGTCATAAATAAAACTTCATGGCCATCTAAATTTACTTTTCCGCCCTCTTTTGCAAACTTAGTTGGGTTCTCTATCCCAAAATTATTTCTTAAAAACCCTGCTACATCTTTAAGCTTCATTTTTAATTTGGGCGTACTGTGCATTTTACTTCCCTTTAATGCATGAAGCATAACATCATGATATGCTTTTAAAAGTGGTTCTATAGGCTCTATATCACTTTGGCCATACTTTAATGTTTCATCAGGTTCATTTTTGAAATGAACTATAGGAATAAAGCCCCATGGATTCGGAGTTGTTCCTGCTTGTATACCTTCGGGAGTATCTCCAGTTATCTGTATTACCCTCTCCTCTGCTGTTATAGCCTGAATAATATCACACTTGTATTTGTTACCATCTATGTCCTGCCATTCCTGATGGCTTTTAAGTATATATGCTGTTGGCTCTCCAGTAGTAGGATCAAGTAATATATCCTTAATTTGCTCTGGAGGGATAAAATTATATATCAATCTATTAGGCTTGTCTGGATAAAGAGGATTTACAACCTCTTCCCTTGTAATCCATACATAGCTGTCACCAAGTTTCAACGCATCTGTGTGAGTTTTAAGCATCTGTGATGTATTATCCAATGCAAAATCATCAAGTATCTCCTGTGCTGATTCATCTTCACAATCAAAATGAGGTACTCCCATGAAGCCTACAGTAGAATTTATTATAGGCCTTACAAATGGAGCACCCAATTTATAATCATCATTATTGTTTTGATATAACTGCCTCGCAAGCTCATAATCAACTTTGGAACTGTCCAACTGATATGTGGTTGTCGCAGTTCCTCCAGATATACGCATCTGTTCACCACTAAATCCTAATAATTTAAGTCTGACACTCTTAACAAAATCTTTTAACCCCATATACTCCCTCCTTTCAATAAAGATAGATCACTGTTACCATTTTCAGCAAACGAATATATAACTGCATCTGCACAATCTGGAGATTCTCCTATTCTCTTTTTCATTTCTTCTTTTCTCTCAAGATCTATTCTACCTTTTGAATCAATCTTGTACTTTCTGTTTGAAAGCTGCTTAATTAGCTTTTCATTATCGGGAAGCTCAATTGTTGGCTCTCTGCCCTGAACAAAATTAGTGAAGTTTTCCTCAAGCATATCCCTTATGTTCCCCCACATCTCTGCTGATTTATCTGAATAGTGTTCATCATCATCTGCCTTTGCACCATTTTTAATAGGAATAATCTCATAACCCAACCTTTGCTGCCTTACTACCTCATTGAGCCTATCAGTTACTCCACCACCAAGTCCATCATCATCAACCTTTATTTTGACCTTATTTATCTGGTGGTACTCATTTTTAAATTTATCTACTACTCTGAGTATATTTCCACTAGTCTCCATAGTATCTTTCTTGCTATATTCAAGCAGTGAAAATACTTTGTTCCCTATTCTTGGAGCCATAACAGTGTTATCATTACCAAACCTTGCAATATCTGCTCCAAGATTAAAAGTAAAGCAGTCTTTTATGCTTACCTTTGTATTTGTAGCTGTTTCAGCATACTCAAGAGGAATAAGGGCATCAGATTCACCTTTAGGGAATTCTCCAAGTACCCTTACCCTGTAAACATCACTGTCCTCAAGATATTTTCTTTTAAGCATTTCAATATTGTCCTGGGATGTTCTTGGACTATCCAAAGATGATACTTTGAATGTTCTATATAAATCTCTATCTCTGTTATGGCTGTCATAAAATGTTCCACTAGTTCTTGTAGGATTTCCACACATAAGGAGCTTGTTCTCATATCCTGACAAAGTACCAAGTATAGCTTCCATAATCGGATCAGCAACACCGGAAGCTTCATCTACAACAAAAAGCATATAATCTTCATGAAATCCCTGCATGTTTTCAGCTTTAACAGCGGTTCTTGCTGTAGCCCACCATCTTTCCTCATACCCCTTCATATACACCTTAGTTTTAGTCCATTGAAGTAACTTATCAACCATACTTCCAGAAAGCCATTTTGATATTTCTGCCCACAGTACATCATATAGTTGTTGTCTTGTAGGTGCTGTGGCTATAACTTTAGGAAAAGGCCTTGTACATAGATACCAGGTAACAACTATACTTTCAAGCCCTGTTTTTCCTACTCCCTGGCCTGATCTCACACTTACTTTTGGAGCTTGAGCCAGTGCCATAAGCACGTCTGACTGCCACTTGTCAGCATGGAAATTCAACATATCTTCAGCAAACCACACAGGATTATCCCAGTAGTTATCTAGTAGAGTTATCAATTTTTTATCCATCTTTACCACGTCTCTTTGATGCTATTTCTTGAATTTTATCAGCCCATGTCTTGGCTTCATCATGCTTGCCATCTCCCTTTGTCTTTTCAATCTCTGCCCTCAACTTTTCACATTTCAGCTTCTGTTCCTCTGTAGCAATATCCATGTGTTTTGACAGCCAGTCGAGAGCTTTCATGGCATCATGGAGTTTTATACTCACGCCATCTTTACCCTGTTTGACTTCGCTTATTAGGGAGCCATCTACTTGATCGGAATTATTGAGGTCAACATAGTTGTACATGATTGTTCTCTCTTTGCCTTTCTTATCCTTGACTTTATAAGACCTCTGCCCGAAGGAAACATAATCAGTGATGCAGGCAAAAGCTATATCCAAATACCTCTGGAATATATCATCAGGGTCCAGCATTGCCCTGTTGAGTTTGTTCTGTTTCAGCCTTTGTATCTCGGCTTTTATTTCAGGTTTTTTCAATAACTCCCATCCTATAGAATAGGCCGTATCCTCTGAATATCCCGCCTTTTTAGCTGCCTTTGTGGCATTGAAACACTTGGGATAATAAATGCAAAAGAGCCTTTGCTTGTCAGTAAGTTCCGAATTTAATAACTCCGTAACCTCTTCAAGCTTTGGCTCTTTATTTACTTTATTCTTTTTTCGTTTGGAACGTTCCGTATTCTTTTGGAGCGTTCCATTCAATTTGCTGTCCCATTTATCTTTATTCTTCCACCCTCTTATGGTGCCAGGCGAAAGATTCAACATCTGTGCAATCTTTACTAAATCAATATTTCCGTCATTCTCTTTGTAAATCTCAAATGCTTTGTCCCTGTTCGGACTTCTCTGTCTTGGCATGTCTACACTGTCACCACCTACCTATTCGTTTTGTTTTGGACTGAAAAAGAGCCCTGGCAGGCTCTACTATATTATTAATCAACTTACTTCTATATCTTCAATTTCATAGCTTTTAATAGATATTTTATTAACTTCAAGACCATTTGATTTCATTTCTATAGTTTTATCATTGTTTTGATTTATGCTTATAGTGTCACCATCTTTTAACCTAAATACTATCCTCTTAGAATAACCAAAATTCATAAAATCACTCCTTCTCTTGCTCTTGCCTTATATTTTCTACAAAAGAAGCCAATATCCTTTAAGTTTCGTTCGTCAATATTCTACACATTCCTCTTTAATTTATATTCATTCAGATACCCACACTCAGGGCATTTCTTTTTCACCTTGGTAATGCAGTTATCCTCGTCTAATTCTCCGATTACCTTCTTACATTTCTTACACTTAAGTACTGCCATGCTTTCACCTCACCCTCTTAATAGCACCTCTAACTCTCTTAAAGCAATCATGCATCATAAGTTTCTGATAATCATAAAAAGAGAGGTGCTCACCTCTCCTGGATTTATTTTTGTTTTGTTTTTCAATCTTATCCTTGATGATATCTTTGACTTTCACACCTCTCCACCTTCTCTACATAAAAATAAGCACCAGTTTTCACTAGCGCCTATTTTGTATTATTATATTTTCTATATATAATAGGGGAACTATTATATTGGTTTATCTCTCGCAATTATTATATTATACGGTTTTTGTTACATTCTTATGTCAAATTTATTAACGAATTATTTACTTTATGAACAATATTAATAGACACCCAGATAACCAGGTGCCTGCACGCAATATATAGTATTAAATTTTACGGTTTCCCGCATTGGAGCTCCATTTAACCCTGGAGCCATAGGTTTATTTATCCCACCAGTTTCCCATTATTAAGAGGCTTATTGGGTTATATCAAAAAGGAGAACTCATGTCTTAGCCATAATCGACTATATATAGTATATACTACTTTTGAATAGATATTTTCCCAACTTTGTCTCACTTTTGTTTCAAATCTGTCTCATTTTTGTCTCACGATTTTTAATTTTAAAATAAGATAAGCCACTATTTATAACTATCCCAAATATAATTTATATTAGTAAATTTTAAGCTTTTCTTATTTAATACTTTTCTTACCATTTCTTTTTCATTTTCATTATAGAAATAATAAACAACATTTTCTACTTTATCATTTTTATTAATTCCATTAAAAATATGTCCATCATTAAAAGGAGATAATCCTATTATTCCCACAGAACCATTCATTTCGTGAAATTGTTTAATTGGATATGTTTCATCAAATTTCAAATCTGGATATTTAATTTTTAACTTAACAGATTCATACAGCTTCCTAACTGCATCATTTTTATTGTCTTTCCAAGAATCTATATCTTTTCTTATATTTTCATTTTCAACATATACTTTTGCCATTTTTTCTATAGCTTCATTTGCATTTTTACCTTGATTAATAGAAAATTCTTTAGAATATCCACTATAACTAGTAAGCGCATTGGAATATAAATAATAATATTTTTCATCCACTTTGCAATTTTCTACTGGCTTATCATATAATTTATTTCTCATTGAATTTGGATTATATACATCAGCCCTTATATGAAATGCACCGTGTAAATAAAAAATTTTTCTTTTAATAAAAATTTCTAAATTTCTATCGTAATTTGTAGTAAAAATATTATCATACAAATTAAAAAAATCATATAGACTATGTGGATAATTTCTATGTATTATATTTACTTTACCTTTATTAAAAATTGAATATAAAAAAAATCTTTTCAATGTTTCTCTAATAATATATTTATCTGGATTATAAATTTTATTTTTATGACATAATAAATCATAAATTAAATAGTAGTCTTCAAATCCTACATCATACGGATCAATATTATCGTAATTTTTATATCTGTTTCTTAATTCTTTCAACGCTTTTTTTTCATCAGAAGATACAGCATATTTATCATAATCTCCATAGAAAACTTCATTTACTTGATCAAATAACATATCAACTAGCTTCAAAATTAGTTTTGGATCATCAACTATAACATATTTAGGATAATTTGATTCTTTACAACTTTCTATAGCTCTATGAATAATTAACTTATTTGTATATTCATAACCACCAAATTGAATATTTATACCATTCCCAACTATAAGATTTTTCATATTACATACATTACCCCCATTTTATATTTTCATATAAACATTCTCCATAAATTTCTATATTCCTGCTAATTTTTACAAAAAATAAAAAGAACCCGCATATTACGAATTCTTTTCACCTATCGCCGTACATTCTTTGCCACTTCACAATATCATCCAGTATCTCCTCACGCCTCCTGTAAGCAGTGCTTCTTACACCGCCATACATTTCATTGGCTATATAATTTATGCTCTTACTCAGCTTGTATTTATAAACAACAAAATCCATCATCTCTTTGGATAGTGGAGGGACCGTAAGTACTTTCTTTAAATGTGTTATACCTCTGTTTAATTTTCTTATCCTAGCCCTGTTTCTGAGCAGCCTTCTTCTGACATACTCCAGTTCATCCTCAAGCTTCTCAATTTCCCTTATGATGCCCTTTTCTGCCACTCCTTCACCTGTAGGACTTGTCTGTACTCTCTCACTAAAACTAGGACTCATATGGCTGTCTGGACTAACATAAACATTACAATGTTCTATATCCCATTCAATATTTTTCTCCTGGTCCTGAAGATCTCTGCAGTCTATTTCCAAAAGTTCTATCTCCTTAAGATCTCTAAAATAGCCATATAACTGCCCTTCTGTCTTTTTAAATATCTCCTTGTCTAACACAACGGTCCCTCCCATCTATTTATTACTTATGCCTATAAAAAACTCTGCTGCATGTCACTTTCCTTGACTGCTTTATTTTCAATTTTATCTATTTTATCTTCAAGTAATTTTCTATGTTTCTCCGAAGTACTATATTTCAAAGAAAGCTTTAATCTTTCTATCTCTGTTAATTCCTTCATGGTTTCACTTCCTGTCATGTATAATAATTCTAATTACGTAAATACTATAAATGGTTTTCCATATTTGTTTTTATACATTACCAGGATTTTTCCTCCTGGTCTTTTTTTATTTTGCATAATACATAAAATTTCCAGTATAATATCTTTAATTTCTGTACATCCTATTTCACATAAGGTTATTAATATATTAAATCTATTAATATTTAATGTTTACATAAACCAAAATATTATGCTGAAGTATATTGATAGTTACCTTTACACTGGAGATGATGAATCTCCAGTGTTTCAATAATTGTAGTTCTCCTATAACCATTGTTACGCCAGGATTTCACCCCTGGCTTTTTGTTTACAGGTTTCTTCTTTTACAACGTTTTGATTTAGCTTTTCGTTGATTTATTTTTTGGTATATATCTGTTATAATAACAGCTGTTCTTGTTAAATCAGCACTACTTTGTATTAGTCTATTTTTGTTTAGCATTAATAATTGCTGTTTAGACACCAGGATCAAATTATTTATATCAAAGTTACTCTTATCTCCATCACCAAAAATAATCGCATGACCTCTTGGAATTGCTCCATTCTGTTCTTCCCATATTACTTGATGTTTTAGTCTCCATTTACTAGGTTCTTCTGTTTTAATTTCTGTATATCCGTATATATTTATTCTTTCACTTCCAACTAATCTATGATTTATTGGCTTATTCCCCTTTTTAAACCAGGTCTTAGAGCACCCTTCATATACAATTCCTTTTATCCCTTTGTTGACAGGAATATGTCCTTTCTCAAATCTCCCAGTAAATCCCGTGTTTAGGTTATATCTCTTTATTGCATTTCTGACCTGTTCTGCTGTGAAATCTAAATCAAAACGTTTATTTATTAGCATTTGAATTTCTTTATAATGATGTCCTGGTGTTATTTGCTTTAAATATTCCTTTTCTTCACTGCTCCATATATGAATTTTTTTATTTTTAACTTTTACTGAATTACTCATATTATTTTAGCCCTCCAACATTTTTGGCAATTCAGAGTCAGCATCCATTCTATCATCCATCATCTTTTTTGCTTTAAGAACTAAAGATCCATTAGCTATAATTTGTGTAGCAACAGAATTCACTGCTTCTGCTCTAGTAATTTCTTCTTGTAACTTTTCACCTTTTAAGTTTTCATCATTAAGTCGTTCTAATTGAGCAAATAAATGATTATTTAAATCGCCAAGTGTATTCTTCATTAAAAACAACTCCTTTACATAAACTTTATCTTACTTACCTTCAAATTCCTTAATTCTCTTCTGAGCCTCAACCTTCTCGTTCTCCAACCTGGCCACTCTCTTAAAATCCTTCTCCAGTTCTGCATCCTGAATTTCACTATTTATCTTTCTCAACTTTTGTTTCCAGAACTCAACCATTAACATTTACATACCTCCAATCATTTATCAAACATATTCATCTGTGAATCCCTTACTGGAACCTCAACGTACTCACCATCACCATTTTTAACAAGTTCTTTTTGCCCTATATATTCTCCATCAGTCTTATCTGTTTTCTTTAATGTTGTTGTAATAGCATGTTTTATATCAAGGCTTCTATATTCATATCTCTTATTAGTCAGTTCACCATTTTTTATCACAACAAAATCTTTTGAATTGTCCGTAGTTCCAAGGGTGATTTTTAAAGTTATATCTCCACTTGCGAAATCTTTCCCATCATAAATTTTATCCATTATAGCCTTTATTCTTATATCCAAAGAATCAAATATTTTTTTAAATGCAGGGTTATTAATATCAACATTTTGTATATTCCTTTTATTTTCCATTTCTCTTACTCTCCCTTCTCTTTTTCTGAAGCTCTTTGAAGTCAATCCATCCGTATCTATCTCCGTATTTTAAAGACCTTGCTACCCATTTAAAATCCATATCTGGATGCAGTGATTTTAATAACTTAAATTTGAACTCACCCTGCTGTGTGCTAAAGCCTTTAACGTCAACATAAGTCTCAGTACCATCAAGGTTATATATTAAAAAGTCAAGTGTGTATGTTGCAGCTCTCTCAGTTTTGCCTTTGTATTTAAACTTTGGTATCAGTGTGAATTTAGGCTGTAACTCAAAGTTTTCTATCATCCCATAAGCCTTAAGATGTTTGAGGTACTCATAGTATTTTGCTTCATCTTTGGAATCAAATGTTATACCATCTACAACTATCTTCTCGGACTTGTATTTGCTCACACGATCACTTCTTTCAGCTCTTTGAGCTCTTCTATAAAATCATCAATATCCTTTTTGCCTATAGGTATTGTATTACTGGAACTACCTTGCCTTAAAAGAAATCCTTCGTCTTGAATTTCATAGTTCATTACCTTGCCTTGGAGAAGTGCTATTTTTAATAACTTCTTAGGTTTTTGCTTTGTATATTCAGTGTTTTCACATAACTCATTTATCTCTTCTTCTGTCAATCTTTCATCTTTTTTAACCTCAGGTACCTTTTCCATAACATTCTCCTTTGACTTTACTTTCTCAGCTACAATTTCATCCGTTAGATTTTCCTGCTTCTTCACAATTTTGTGCTTTCCCTTATCCCTTGGATTGTGATTAACTCCTTGGATAGCTCCATCCATATATTCCTTTTTCCATGCATAATAGTATGTTTGTGCTGACATGTTGGTTATCTTAAATTTTCTTGCTGCATCTGCTATTAATTCATCCCTGTCTTTATCATCATGGCCACTGAAATACATAAAGCATTTCTCTTTATTGCTTACTTCTTCACCCATTTTTTATCACTCCTAACCTTAGTTATTTAATATTTCTCCAAGTATTTTGGTTTTCTCCATTCCTTTTTTGATTCGTATGCTTGGACTAGTATTCTCAATAGGGGAGCACATCTCATGCATTAATCTGTCTGCAGTTCTGCCTATATCTGAATTACAATCCTTGTCATATCTCTTTTTTAATTGACTCTTTGTCAGATTTGATGTAACCATAAGAGGTTTCTTTTTTCTGTATCTTGAGTCAAGTATTTGATACATGGTAGCCCTGGACCATTCGGTATTATTCTCTACTCCCATGTCATCAATGATTACTAAATCTGCATTGTCCAGGCAGCTTAGTATGCTTTGAATTCCTTCATCCCCATATTTTCCAAAACTGCTTTTTATCCTGTCCAACAGTCCAATAGCAGAGACACATACCACTGGTACATACTGACTCATAAGTGCATTTGCAATGCAACCAGACAAATATGTTTTCCCATTTCCAGGATTTCCATAAATGAGCAGTCCTATATTCTCTTTCAGGGCTTTCTCCTTGAAGGATTTCACATACTTTATACCTAGGTCATACATCTTCTCGTTACCCAAAGTGTGGTCCCAGTTTTCAAAAGTAAACTCTTGAAATTCCTTTGTCATAAGGCTGTTATTGAACATCTGCTTGAGCCTTATTTGTTTATTCCTTGCATCGGATATTCTCTTGTTTTCATCAAGAGCTTTTCTCCTGCATTTACACATTCTTGGCACTATATAATTTCTTCCAAGCATCCTGATTATCTTACCTGTAGGCTCTCCACAAACAGGACAGTTCTTAAGTTTTGACTTAGAAGTGGAAACCAATGCCGGAGCTGTCGACTCCATATTCTGCAGGTTGTTTTGAGTTTCTAACATTGCTCTTGCCTCCTTCAATCTTGGATTTTTCACATTTCCAGAGCTTTTTTATGGGTCCTACACAATAGCAAAAAGAATTTATTTTGTCTTCAGGAGTATCAGGCTTGTATTTGTCAAAAGCATAATCTATCCCCTTGAGAACTGTTTCGAGGATCGGTACCTCTTTGCAGACTTCCTGAGCTGCTTCTCTTTCGCGTATTCTTAATTCGGTATCTGACTTACCTGTTTTTTCACAGAAATAATCCAAGGCCATCACCCAATGCTCTTTTTCTTTATTTTCTTTTTTGATAATAATATTATCTGTGTCTGTATCTGTGTCTATTAATGTGGCACGATCTACGGAAGTATCTCCGGCACGACCTGCGGAAGTACCTACGGAAGTAACTGCGGAACTCATTTCCGTGGAAGTTTTTTCCTCGGAATTCATTTCCTTAGGTTGTTCCGGGGGACTGACATCAGTATTCGAGAACGGTACCCGTTTTACTGATGAATTTTTGTTAAAACCATTTATACCTGTTTCGAAAGATATAATTGTATATATGGGAGCTTTTCCTCCAACTCTACTTCTGAAATCAATTCTCCCTTTTTGTTTTAATTCATTTCTTGCATTTCTTACTCCCCTGCCTGATAAGCCTGTCTTAATACTTAACACCGATTCGGCTACCGTAAATGTTTCTACCCATGCAGCTTTGTTGTTTATGTGCATTAATGCGTACCATAGAGCAACTGCTGATGTCGATAGTTCGTTTAGTTCGAGCCAATCATAGAAAGCATTAATTTCACTTATATATTTCATGTGAGCACCTCTCAGGAATCCTAAACCAGACTGCTAGATCGGTACTAGCATGTCTAGTTTAAAAATTTTCAATCTTTATAATTCTGTATAATGTACTGCCTTGTCTAATTGCTTTGTAGCCCTGCAGTAGTCACAATGCTCACATCTTTCAGGAGCTACATTTCCATTCTTAACATCTAAAACATGCTGAATGTTCTCCTCTACTTCCTGAAAACCTATTTCATAGTCCTCTGGAGTAAAATATAATATTGCCTTATCAGGTGGAGACTGTTTTGTAACTGCTGCTATAAATCCATCAATATCTTTGGTATTTGTAGCAAGTTCAATTCCTTTTTTATACACTGCTATTTGGACTAAATAGCCCCATGCTTCGGCAAAACTTACTTTTCGGTGTAATTCTTCATTCCATACCTTTTGAAAGTCTCTAGTGGTCTTTAAATCCACAAAATACCCATCTTTTAAATTTAAACAATCAACTTTAATCTTCCATGGTGCTCCAAACAAATCAAATGTAAATATCTTTTCCTTATCTCCTGTATAAACTCTCTTAAATGATTCATCTGTTTCCAAACAATTTATCATTTCATTAGCCTGCTGATACTGTGATTTCAAACTTCCCGCCTTTGTAAATATCTCTGGATGTTCCCCTTTGAATCTATCAAGTGCTCCCTCAAAATGTGAGTGTACATAAGATCCAACTAATAGTGGTGTAGAATCTTTTTGTTTATAGGTTCCGTTAAGTATTGCCATCTGTTTAGCTTCACAGCCTCCATACTGGGGAAGGAAGCCTTTGAATTGGCTTACCTCCATGTACTGTCTGTTGGCTTCCTGAGAAAAATAATTTTCATCTGTTAGCTTTAACAATGTATTCTCCATTATTTATCACCTTCCGTTTCAAAAGGTGTTCCCTTGAATAAATTTCCCTGGCCATCCTCAGGAAGAGTACCTTCTTTTTTCTTATCCTGTTTGGAATCATCCTTGGTCTTTTTAAACTTATTATCAAGCTTTGTAGCAGGTTTATCAGATTCACTTTTAGTGGATTTAATTTCAAAGTAATCTTCTCTTTTAGCCATTCCATCCTTCAAGGATCTATATACTTTCCTAAGTCTTATAAAATCATTTTCGCTGAAAGCCTCACTTGAGCATCCGATATACTTTTCAAGCATTTCCTTAGTAACACTAAATTCTTTTTCAAAAGCTCCAACCATTTTTCTAACTCTATCAATCAAAGGTTCCTGATTTCCACTTTTTAAAGTTAAATTACACTGCTCTATAGCTTTATCTATTACATCACCTGGTATTACACCTAATATGCAGGCTCTCAATCTCCTTGCTCCGTTATTTGCAACCATTTCATAAATATCTCTTGGATCAGTTAACTTTTCATTTCCTTTTCTTCTGGAGTATCTAGTATGTGGAACCTGGAATATTTTCGTCTGTCTTGTATTTGTCTCTAAATCCCATGCATAAGCCATAACCGTACTCTCTTTGTCCTTTTGTTCAAGCTCCATAATTCCAAAATCAATATTTCCCCAATTCTGTGCTAATGCTTCAGCAAGTCTTATAGAAGGACCAGTGATTTTTGTTCCTCCCCTTGGATATTCATACATGGATTGTTCTGCCAGGCTTTTTCTTTGGCATGCTCTCATAATTCTATTGAATGCTTCTACTTCATCACGTGGAAATTTTTTAGCTATAACCATGGCTGCTTGTACTTCCTGTGCCTGCCTGGACACCATCATTTCTGTTGTAGTTGATTTAATTCCCTGAGATTGTTCTCCGTAAATATTGGCTACCTGATTACCCATTAACTACTCCTCCTAATTTTTCAATTTCCATTTCTGAACCATCTGTATGTTCTGTTATAAAATATTGATATTCATCATTCATAGCAGATTCAAGTATTGCTTTCTGATCTGATCTAAGACTTTCAAATCTATCAAGGCATATAACCTTTAAATCTCCTGCCTGAGCTTTTGCTATTTTAAAAGCAAGCTCTAATTTTTCTCCATCACTTAATCCATCTATCAAAGTTCCCTTTATACGAATTAATCCTTTTTCATCTACACTAATACCATCAATAGGCATCTTCGCAGTCTTTAATAAATCCTGTGGAAGTGTTCTTGCCTTCTCAATTCTTGTAGTTAAAATAGATGCATATCTTTCCTTATCAGAAAGCTTATTATCTCTTATATCAATCAACATATCCCACTGTCTAAGGTAACTTTGCATTTCAGCCACTTTGTCGGCTCTCTGCTGTAATGGTTCAATATCTACTGGTTCATGTTCCTCAAGATATTCTCCAGCCTTACCTACTCTGATTTTTTCCTTTTCAATTTCATTAAGCCCCTTTTCATCAATTGAACTCTTTTCATGATCTTCCAATTCATCTAGTCCCATAAGTTCCTGCTGTTTAGCCGAAATTTTATTCTCTTGGATATGAATTAAATCTTTCTGTTCGTCTGATTCTGAAATTATTTCCTGCTCTTTTTGTAATTTTAATTTGCTGTACTTTTCTTTTAACTTTTGAATCTCAGTATTCAGTTCAGTATCTAGTTTTTCTTTGGCAAGATTAACTTTTACTTCAGTATCTCTTATGAACTGCTGTGCTTTTTCTATTTTGGAATTGCTCAAATCTATAATGTCCTTGATATCCTGTCTTTGATCTTTGTACTTCATTTCAATTCTTGATTTGTCATTCTCAGAATTAGCTTTTATGGCCTGTACCTTTGTTTCAAAACCTTCTTGAAGTGCCCTTGCCTGCTCTATATATTGATTGATTTTCTGTGCTTCTGAAACTTTGTTGTAATACTCCTGGACTTTTTTATTTCTCCATTCTTCACCATCATAGTCTGCAGGAAGATCTTTTTTAATTACCTGAATTTGAGTTTTTAACTCCTTGATAACCCTGTTGGTTTCCTCCCTGTCCTTGAAGTATTTAGTCTCTATAGCCTTGAGTACCATTAAAATGTGTTGATTATATTCAATGTTTGAAGGTATCTCTCCAAACCATTTTTGAATATCATCCTGGCACCAATCAATCTGAAGCATGTTAAGTATTGATTTTGTCTGCTCTTTAGGAGAGAGATTCACCCAGTCTATAGGTCTGAATATATCTCCGTTTATTAGCTTTCTTAAAAATCTTTCCGTGGAAGGTACTCCTTCATCACCTTTGCGTACTTTTAAATAATCTGCTTTACCGTTCCTGATTTTACGATTTATCTCAAGACCATTGTCTAATTCAACATATAATGTAGCTTCATCTTCTCCATGTCTTATAACCTCTGTACGCCTCTTACTGTTTGTAAATGCTGTTTCAAGTGCTTCAATAACTGAACTTTTTCCTGAACCTTTGGGACCTCTAAAAATATTTACCTTTCCTGCATCAAGACCAAACTCTTGAAGTCCGACATAACTTTTTACCTCAATCTTTTTTATCTTACTCATATATTTACTGCCTCCTCTTTAATCTCTTCAAGTTCCCATGGACCATATACAGTCCTATCAAATATGCTAAATTCATTGGAAGATAACATGCATAATCCTTTAGGTTCTATTTGAGTTATAACAGCCACTATGTTAGTACCTTTTATTTTCACTTTACTTTTTAGATTCATGATCTTCCTCCTTGAATACTTTATTGAAATCTATATTCTGAACTAAATTTGAAGTAAGACGTTTCACCAATTCTTTTTTAACTTTTTCAGAAGTATAATCCTCAATATCACATTTAATACCTCGCACAAACTCCTGTACTCTTTCATCTGCATATTTCCTTGCAAGCTTCCCTGTAATCCAATCCATTCTCGTTCCGTATACATCCCCATTGTAGTGTGTAATTTTCCCATATTTATCAACCTCTTGTGTTAAAGACTGCTCAATTTTTCTATTTATAAGCTCTGGAATTGTGATGTACTCAACTTTATCATCATAAGTATTAACTGGACGTGGAAACTTTTTCTCTTTAATAACTTTAGTAAGATAATTATTAACCCAAATACCTACTCTCTTTTCTGCTTCATTTACTGCTGTTTCCTGAATTTGATCCATAACAGTATCTTCAATTTTTTCAAGGATAGATTGCTTTATACTTTCCTGAAGTCGTTCATCTATAGTTCCATATTCATCTGCCCAGTCTATGTCAACATCAATCTTAAATTTTGCCATATTAATTCCTCCCATATTTGATTTTTCTCTCATTTCACGATAGAATGAGAATAACAAATTATTATTTTTGAACCCTCTGCAAAGGGTTTTTCTTTTTATCTAAGTAAATTCTTAACCTGTTCATCTGTAGCAGTATCAATCTCTCCAATTGTTTCACCTGTTTCTTTGTCATACAGCTCGTCTCCATCAAGTTCTATCGCATTACGTTTAACTTTTCCAACTGCTTTCCAGAAAGGATATCCTTCAAAATATGCTTTCACTATTATTTCTGCCTTTCTTAGATTAAGATTCATATTACTCACCTTCTTTCAAAAGCTCTGGATTCTCATGAATATTGCCTATAACCTCTAATTTCCTGTATCCATTCTCTTTACGTTTATCCCAGTGCCATAAAGGGAACGAAAGTCCTTTTGATAGTGTTCCTCCTTTAATTACTTTTGCATCAAATTTATAATATCCTGACCAAAGAATTTCTAATAAGCATCCTGTTTCTTTGCCATCTCTATCAAACTCTTTACATAAATCGCCCTCAAAAATGTCTTTTCCTTTCCTATCTTTCAACCCTGTGTACTGCATTAAAATTATATTGTCACAGCCATCTTTATCTCCGTAGTTGAACCACTCATCAACAGTCTTTTCGTTTTGTTTGAATCTGGCAGAAACTTGGTTGTACTGTACATTGCTATACCTAATATAATTTACTTCACCCATTCTTTTTCCTATCTTATCCCATGCTCTAAACTTAATCTCTCTCATTTATTTACCTTCTTTCATCTGAGCTTTTTTCAGATATTCAATAAGTCCTGGCATTGTACCAACAAAATCAAATGCAATATGTTTCTTTGGATCATCTCCAATAGTAGAATCTTCAGGTGCTTCAATATATCTTCTGAACTTCAATAGGTCATTCACAACCTCCGTGTATACTGTTCTTTCTGCCCCTCCTATAGCTTTTCTTACCTTACCTTCATATTGATCTATCAAGCATTGCAAATATCCATTCATTCAGATTTCTCTCCCTTCATTTTCTCAACTATAAGTTTGTCCATCTTCTTGCTTATTTCTAAAGTTCTGTTATCAAGCAGACCATATAACTCAACATACTGATTTAGCTTTTTCCTTAGTTTTTCTATTTTTCTCCCTCCTCTATGAACCACTTGCCATATAAAATCTCTTCTATTGAAAATCCTGTGAATGTATTATTAATAGGAATGAATGTACGCTTTATATCACTATATATACAACAAATTGATTTGCCTTTCTCAAACGCCTTAAAAGCTGTCATCCTGTCCACTGGTTCATTTACTAACGTAAACTTATCTCTTAAACTAAATGTTAAAGTTTCATTACTTGAATTTGCTAAATATCCATCTTCTCTTAGATGAACAATTATTCCAAGTGACTTATAATAATCTTCATCGTTCACAAACCTAAACTGCAAATTTGGATTTCTTCCAAGTTTCTCAATCATCTGTGCTAATGTGTATTCAGCCATTTTATTCCCTCCTTATTTTTTCTTTGACTAATTTTTCATGTACAACTAGATGAATGCATCTGTCCTTTTCCCTGGTGTCATGCTCTATCTGCCATTCAAGTGCCTTAATCTGCCTATCCAATTCTTCGCTGTCCTCTGGAATCATTACCTCTAGCACCTTTTTTTCCTCCTCTCAATTTCTTTTTCTACTGCAGCAATCTTGCTTTTGACCTTTTCTCCTCTTTTGAGTTCTATTCCAAGGCAAACTTTGGCCATGGTTAAATCAAATTTAGATGCTTTCTTTAATCCAGTTTTAAATTCTTTACTGTTCAGTGCTTCTTTACTCCAACTCATTCACTCACCCTCCCTATGCACTTGCACCACGCAATATCAACTTTTAATATTCCTAACTCTTTATCCATAAAATACCCATCTGTAGAACCATTCAAAAAAGAAGTTATTACTGTACCATTAAATCGTTTATGCCAACTATAATGTGTTATACAGTTATCCTGCTTGTACTTCTTAGAGGTAAATACATATTTAAGTCCCTTTCTGAATCTTTTGCCCATCCTCACTCCTCCTTATTGAAATGTGACCTCTTTCACATCTGCTAAATCTGTTAAATCCATTCCATTGTATTTTTTAAGGAACCTTAACAACTCAAATTTAGTAATCTTATATCTACCCAATTTCAATGTTGTAAGATATCCCATTTTTATGAGCTTATACACTGTGGAGGTATTAACTTTAAGTATCTTAGCCATTTCTTCAACTGTGTATAAATATTCTTCCATGATGCACACTCCTTTCTATTTCAAATTCTTCTGAGTCCAAAGCTTTAACTCCTGAGCTTCTTTAGAAATTTTATCTAGTGTATCAACTATATATTTCAATTTTGGTTTTTCTTCTTCTGTAATAACCCCATCAGCTGTAATATTAATTAACTCAGTTTTTAGGATTTTTACATTTTCTAAGGATGCAATAATTTGAATTGTTATTCTATCTATATCTAATATCTCAATTTGTGGAGCAATATATTTGCCTATAAGGCATTCATTAAAGCAGTAGTAATTCATAAGCTCTGGTGCATTATAGATATCAGACATTTTAACTATTACATCTGTTGGTATCTGTTTACATGCTCCAGTTTCATAATTAAGTAAAGAACTAGCACTTACACCTAGCAATTCACTAGCACCTTCCCGACTTCTGAGCTTGTCATTACTTTCAGATGCTTTTATTCTTGCTTTTTTGTAAATATTATCAGTATCTCTTAAACGTCTCATATGTTCTCACCTCTTTCTATAGTGAAATTGGACTTTCCGTTAGTAAAAGTAGTATGAAATTGTATACTGCTTGTCTCCTCTAGATGTTAAAATATAGTCATAGCTTTGTTCCATTATCTTCTAAAGGTTTTTACAGTATTTTGTAGAATTATCATCACTGAAAGGTGGTGATAATTATGTCAAATAAAGTCGGTCTAACATACGAACAAATAGATAAAATATTATCTAAAGCATTAGCACCTGAAAAAGTTGTAGATTGTGATGCTTTGCGTGATGTTATAGCAACTGCTATTATTAAAAATAATGAAAAATTATTAAAAGACATTAATAACCTCATCATTAATAAATAGCTTTGCGTTTTTTTAAATCAGCATAAGTAATTTCACTTTTTTTAAGTTTACTAAATTTTATTTTTTTTATTAATGTCTGCTTCTGAATCCGCACCTCAGGAGCAGTCTCATTAATTCGTTGCTCTGCATCCATTACACTACCTCCTTTGTCTTTTTATTTTGCTTATTGTGAAATTTATTATCAAAAAAAATTTCATCTATAGAAACATTAAGTATTTTTTCTAGCTGTTTTGCTCTCAATAAAGATATACCTCTATTGCCATTTTCTATCATATTATAAGCACTTACTGATATACCTAACTTTTTAGCTATTTGTTCTTGAGTTAAGTTATTCTTTTGCCTATAAAATTTCATTCTATTATTTATTTTAATCGCCTCCTTATTTCACGATAAGCAAAATCTTTATCTATATTATACTTTCACATTTTGCAAAAGTCAATAGTTTTTTCTCAAATTGTGAAAAATAATATATTTTATTATTTATTCTGATATAATAAAGCTAAATTCACTAATTGTGAAAAGGAGTTAACAAAATGAGAAATAATAATACATTGGGAAATAGGATAAAAAGCCTACGTGAAGAAAAATCTATAAGCCAATTAGAATTAGCAAAAATACTTAATATAGGAAATACAACTTTATCTCAATACGAATCAGATAAAAGAATTCCTAGCGATATTGTAAAGAAAAAAATAGCTGATTATTTTAATGTTTCTATAGACTATTTGCTAGGAAGAACCGACAGTAAAACTAATCAAAATTCTGATATAGATAAAGACAATTTTGAATTCAAAACTCCACAGGAAGCTATGAAGTTCATATTAAATCAGCCTGCAATTGCTGGATATGGTGGCTTCGAGCCTAATAAAATGAGCGATTCAGAAATTATGGAATTTGCCAACGAATTATTACATCAATTAAAACTATTAGGATATAAATATAAAAAATAAGAATTACTTTGGGGGATGAAGCCTATATGGAATGGATTGATAACATAATAGCTGGATTGCTTGAAACATACGAAACAAATGATCCTTATGAACTTTGTGACTACTTAAGAATAAAAATTATAAAACTTGAACCAAATAATATACTTTTAAGAAATAAGGATGCATTTTACTGTAGAGATTTAGAAAATAATGAAGTAATATTTATAAAGAACAGCCTAAATAAAATGCTAGAAAAATTTATTTTATTACACGAACTAGGACATGCTTTGTGTAATCCTGACCTATTATCTGCTGCATTTACTTTTTGCAATAAAGGTAAAACAGAAAAACAAGCTAACTATTTTGCTCTTAAATTATCAGGAGTAGAATTTGATGAAACAGAATTGCAGGGCATGACATTAAAACAAATATCAGCCTATACAGGAATACCGCATAGAGCTTTAATGCAATTATTTTTAGATTAATATAGATATGATTTATCTAATGCAACTCTTTTTAAAGTAATTACACAGGTTAAGTAATATTGCGAGCAACGCAAAGTATAAATTTACCAAATACAGATTATAATAAATTATAGAGAGGAATGATGCTCATGGATAAAAATGATTTAAAAGCTATAGCTGAACTATTAGATACAAAACTTAAACCTATAAAGAAACAATTACAAGAGTTATCCCCTATTAAATCTCAGCTTCAAGAAAATATTGAAATACTAAAAGCCCTTAAACACAGTTCGGAGGTTTCTAAAGCTGAAAGGGGTAAGATAAGCAATGACATAGCTCATATCCAAGGTGATGTGAAAAATATAAATGAGAACATAGATGCAGTAAAAGAGATTTTAGGAAGGCATGAAGTGGACATTACCGTATTAAAACGCAGACCAGTATAAATTCACTAAAGTCTAGATTATATTAAATCATAGAAAGGAATGAATATAATGTCTGATACAGATAAGATATTAAAACAAATTTTAAAAGGTCAGGAACAATTTCAAAAATCTCAGGAGAAAATTTTAAAAACTCAGGAACAGTTTCAAAAGTCTCAGGATAACATGCAGGATAATATAAATAAAATGCAGAAAGATATAGGATTAATCAAAACACAGCAGAAAGAGTATGGTGAAATATTATCAGCACTTAAATCTGCTTCTGAATTTCATAAAGCTGACATTGATAATTTAACTCACCAAGTTGCAGAGATTCAAGGTACAGTTAAAAATATGTCTGATAAAATGGATAAAAACTTCTCTGACTTGAACGAAACAAATAAATCCCTACTTGAAATGTATGGTACCCACGAGGCAGAAATAAGAACTTTAAGACGTAAACCAGTTTAAATATCTAAAGAGTTGGGAGAGTAAAAACCTATGGAAAATGATAAGATGTTTGATTTAATGACTAAAATGTATGCAGACTTAAAACAAGGACAGGAAAATATGCGTAAGGAGTTAAGTTCAAAAATAGATTCTATAGATAAAAAAGTAGATAAAACAAACATAACTATTGAGAATGATATAAAACCTAAAATAGAAGTCTTGTTTGATGGATATAAACAGAACAGCGATAAACTTGATAGAATTGAAAAGCAAGTATCAAAACATGATGAATTTATCATAAGAAGAATTAAATAGGAGTTAATCTCCTATATTTTTTAATTTCATAACGAACTGATGTTCTAAATTAAGGAGGTAATTTTATTATGCAAGGTGGAGTTAGAAAGAGAGGTAAGACCTGGTCATATTTTTTTGACATGGGTAGAGTTGATGGAAAACGTAAGAAAAAAGAAAAAGGGGGATTTAAAGGAAAGAAAGAAGCTGAAACAGCTTTAAGGAAAGCATTAAATGAATTTGAAAAATGTGGATCCGTCATTGACGAAAGTAATATTTCTGTAGCAGATTATTTTGACTATTGGTATAAAGAATATGTATTGGTCAATTTGAAGTTTCACACACAGCGGTACTACAGATCTATTATTGATAAGCATATAAAACCAATGATAGGAAGATATAAATTAAAGTCTCTTACCCCTGCTATATTGCAAGAATTTTTAAATAAAAAACATTTAGAGGGTTTTAGTAAAAGTTCTGTAAGTAGTTTCTATGGTGTAATTTCAGGAGCTTTAAAAGCTGCAGTTTATCCTTACCAACTTATAAAAGAAAGTCCTGCGCAATATATAAAAATGCCTAGGTTTGACAATGTCAAAGATGAGGACAAGTTAAAAATAATTACAATGGAACAATTCAAATCAATAATTAAAAGATTTCCTCAGGGAAGTAATTTCTATATTCCATTGCAAATAGCTTTTAATACTGGAATGAGAGCTGCTGAAGTATGCGGATTAACTTGGGATTGTGTGGATTTAGAAAACAAGACTATAAAAGTTGAAAAAATATTAGTTGGCAAGGGTAAAGGGATATGGGAATTTGGCACTCCAAAGACAAAGAGTTCTTACAGAAGTATTGATATAGGAGAAACATTATTTAAAATTTTAAGCCATCATAAAACCTGGCAGAAAGAAAACAAACTAAAATACGGGAGATATTATAGAGACTCCGATTTCGTATGTACTAAAGAAAATGGAGTAAATATTACACTTAATTCTCTTAAATATTTAAGCCGTGTAGTAAATTATGAACTTGGAATAAGTTTTCATTTTCATTCATTAAGACACACCCATGCTACAATGCTATTAGAATCTGGAGCAGAACCTAAAGAAATTCAAGAAAGGCTTGGGCATAGTAAAATAGCAACTACAATGGACACTTATTCTCATGTAACTAAAAAAATGAAGAATGATACTGTGAAGATTTTGGAGAGCATATTTGCCACCCAAAAATAA